AGCCGACATAGAAAAGAGTATCCCTGCGGCAATACAAAGGGCTTACGGTAACAAGAGGATAACAATTGACGGTAGGGTGAGCGAATAGCGATAGCAACATCAAGTAAGTTTTGGAATACGCGAATGAATGGGACTGACCCTACGGCGTTAAGCGAAAATGCGTTTAGTGGTAGTGGTGGTTCTGCTTCTGGTGGGTACTGGGTAGTAACTAATAGCACCTACACAATTACACCTACAGCCTCTAATTATACCATACTGGCAGGTTTTAAATACACTACTGCTCCTAATACCGATGAAGTGTTGATGAAGTTAGACAACGGTAATCATACTGTGTCTGTCAAAGCAAACGGTAATGGTGGGGTAAAATTAGTAGGGGCATCTACCGCAACATTTAGTAGCATGGATTTTGGTTTGACAGACTCTACATCGGTAGTGCCTACCCTACGTCTTACATTAGATTCTGCTGGTACTGCTAAGTTATACCGAGATGAATTAATAAATGATGACGAAGGCGAGCAAGATTTTATTAGCGTTACAGGAGCATCTGGTTCGTCAAAGTCTATACAGTTTGGTAATACTACAGGAAATGTAAGTTGGGCTAGTGTGTATGTGTGTCACGATGGCTCTTTTGCTCCTGATGAATTGATGAGGTCTGATTTTGCACAAGACAATCATATACGCATGGCATTAAGCATTGTAGAAACTCTTAGAAACAGCGAAAGATTCTATCTAAAAACTCACGTAGACAATGCCTCTATAAAATACGCATACGATATATCTGAAGATACTCTTAATAAAACAACGCCACCGACTATTCACGTATTATTAAATCGTATAGATTCCCCTAATTTTTCTTCTTTGGGAGGGGTAAATATAGACCAATCCTTTGACATTTCTATTTTCGTAACTACAAGGGCTATAAATTACGAAAACGCCTTTTTACTTTGCATGAACATTACTGGAGAAGTATTTGATGAATTGTATACTGAAACTGGGTTAAATCCAACTACAGATAACCTTGAATCTTTCTCGGCAGATTTAGACTACAAAGCACGAAATGAAGACGTAATCTGCACCCACCGCCTGACGTTAGGTTACCGCCGACGTTTAAAAATGACTCGACGTTAAGGGAAAGGTTTTAAAGACACTTGAATCCTACCGACACACATAGAGGGTATTAGATATGCCGGCTGAATGGTTAAGTAGATATGTTTCAATAGAAAAGGAATCCACCTATGGTACGGAACCAAGTGGGACTCAAATATATGGTGAGGTTGATGATGAGTCTTTTAAGCAGACGTTTGAGTTGCTTACAAGAACCGACATGGCAAGGCAGGTAGCATCGAAGGCTACTACCAACACCAAGTACGGTGAAGGCACAATTAACTTTGCGGTTCAACCCGACGATTTTATGGGTAGCATAGTCGCCGCTTTCCTTCCTGTAAACGTATTCGCACATTTCATTGATGGTCTTGACCTTAGCAACGCTACAAAGGCCGGAAGTGGTCTAAACGACCAAACTGGTACTATTACTTTTGCCAATAACGCTTCTGGGAATACTAATGCAACTGTAGCCCCTGCCGGGTTTTATCGAGTATATTCGGCGGCAGAAGTAGGTTCAAGTGGTCAATTCGCTAACATGGGTCTTGTTGCTGGACAAGTATATGCTTACATCACTAATCCTGGTGAATACCCAAACTCTACTGACGCGCCTACCGCTACCCTTGCAAGCATAGACACAAGTGCTGGTACTGGCCCAAACCCTGCTAACCCTGCGGTAACATTTGGGGGTGGTGATGCTCACGTTTTCAATGAGCCTACTACTGACTCTCATGCATACCCCTCCTTTACTATTAGAATTGGTAGAGAAGACAAGGAACACACCTTTACCGGCATGGCGGCAACAAGACTTGCTCTTACTGCTAACCTAAACGAATACGTCATGGCTTCTGCCGACTTTATAGGCCAGAAAGAACTGGCTCCCTCTGCTATTCAGACAAGTGGTCTTAACTTTAGTAGTGCAGACGCTATGCACTTTTCTAAGGCCGAGTTGTATGTAGATGGTTCTGTAAGTAAGACGACTAAGATACGCTCGATAAGTCTGGAAATAAACATCAATCGTGACCTTGATTCGGCTTATGCGGTAGGACAAAACACCCTAACACGTATGCCACCTTCAAGGACAAGAGAAATTACCGGAACAATGGAGTTTAACGAAATTATCTATGATGATACTACTGGTGTAAAGGGTGAGCCTACTTACCAAGACCTTGCAGATACGGCGGCAAGTGGTACGGTACACAAAATACAGACTGGTTCGGGTATTGCCGCACTTAAATTCCAATTCGTAGGAGATGAGTCTGGCGACCAAATTGAGATTGAGTTGTATAACGTTAGGTTTGAGGCTCCTGAAGCCGCCGTAAGTGGTAGAGACCCAGCAAGAATGTCTGTTGGATTCCAAGCCTTTTACGACAATGGGCCTTCATCTACTGTTTCTGGTGCTGGAAAAGCCATTCAAATCAAGATGCGTGGTTCTGGTCTAAAGCACTCAAAGTATGTGTAGGTGATTTAGATGAACAAGTGGGAAAGTGAAGATTATTCTCCTGTAGACATGATTGACGAAGACTTTCTTGTTTATCTAAAGAAGGATATACCCGAAGAAATGGTAGAAGATTTGCTAAAGATGAATGCCAAAGAAGCAAATAAAGCAACTCGTCATCTTCCCTCTCTTAAGCCAGCACCTAAGAAGAAGGTGGCTAAGAAAAAGTCTGCTAAGAAGGAGGACTAATTAGATGGCATTTGACGGCGGAGTAACTATTACAGATAAAACTAAACTGAAAGTTTTTTCTATGGAAGGTAGTGCCGCAGATATGCAAGAGCAATTGAGATTGGCTATTGCAAATAATGATGTAATTATCGCCGCTTCTGTAGATAATAGAAGGCTTACCGTACTATGGTATGATGTGGCATAAGAGTAATAAGTGAAAGTGTAGCGTAGAGAATTAGTGAGAGAATGCCGGTATTGAGAAAAGAAATAACCCTTGACGATGGCTCAGTCATCGAAGTCAAGCAGGTTTCGGGAATGAAGAAATTACAGATAGAAAATATACAAGCCAAGGTCTTTAGGCAATTTAGACACTTTGGTAATCCTCTTGAGTGGGATGAAAAGCAACAATTTGAGTTTGCAGATGCTTTGGATGAAGCAGGTGCAGGTATTACCGCACAAGCACACGCTTGGTTGCCGGATTGCATTGTTACAGAAGGTGTAGACATAGATGACTTAAATTCTGCTGAGTTGCTACGTGTGTTACAATTCGTAAGGGGCGATGAGGAAGAGGCTCCAGAAGGTGCGCTCCCTTTGGAATGATGTGGTCTATAGCACCACAGTTATGTATGGCTTTTAAGGGAGTCACACCGTCAGACTTTTTTGATAGATACGATGGCGAAGGTGGCTTTCAACGCGCTTTGTTAGATATAACAATAGCACAAGAAATGAATGAGCAAATACGTGAGGCCCATTCCCCTGCCGACGTTGGTACTGGGGGAATAAAACGGCTCACAAAAGATGACGCAAACGCAGTCATAGCGAGGCGTGATGCAAGAAGGAGAGCAAGAGCCGAAGCCGAAAGAAAAGGTAACATTTAATCAACAAACAATGTCTTGACATAGTGTAGCGTGAGGTATAGAGTGATGGTGATGAGCATTGAGTAGACAGGGTGCATCCCAAGTATTCTTCGATATAGTCGGTACTTTCCAAGCCGGTAGGCTTATCCGAGATGGAGCCGCTGGCATGGCGGCTTTAGAGGCTTTGATGCTTGATACGTTAGGTGGTATAGGTAATGCTGCTGGCGAATTAAGTATGCAGATAGACCAAGTAGTAAATGCTACAGTACCATTAGCAGAAGAGATAGAAAAATCACGACTTGAGTTTCAAAAATTCGTTAGCGAGGTAAACTCAAGTGCGCTTACTGCTGAGATAGAGCAACTCGGTTTATCCTTTGGGTTTACTGCACAGCAATCACTCAAAGCAGGTTCAAGGATGGCGCAACTAAGCGCATTACTAGGAGAAGAGGTAGTCCCGGCGGCTACAGAAGCAGGTATAGCCTTTGGTCTAATAGGTGACATGGAAACCGAAGACGCTATGAACAGGCTAATTAGTCTACAGCAACAGACTAAGTTTATGTTTGAGGGTACCACGCAAGCGGCTTATAGTCAAATGTCTGCTTTAGAAAGAAGAGACTTGGCTACAAGACAAATGGCTATGACTTTAAACAGACTAAATAGCGTAGAAGACCACTCAGCCGCAACTATGGCTCAGATTACTGCGGTTATGAACGAGTTTGCTTCTCAGGCTCATCTAACTGGAGAAAGTATGGGCTTTATGGCGGCGATGTCTGCCGTGCTTGTTGAGTCGGGAGAACAGCAAGGTAAGGCTGGAAGGTCACTAAGAATGACTTATGCTAGACTCGGTGCAGATATTAATGGTGCCGCAGAAACCCTTGAAAATTATGGTGTAGCAGTAAAGGATTCTACAGGAAGCCTAAGACCACTTTCTGCTATATTAGCAGACTTACAACCTATATGGGGTACGCTTAACTCCGGTATAAAACAGAACGTCGCTCAGCAAGTAGCAGGTAACAGACACTATGTACGTTTCATCAAAATTATGGAAAACTTCGATAGAGTCAAGGCGTTAGAAATAGAGGCAAGAGAACAAACTGCCGCCGTAATGGACGAAGAGGGAAATGCGATAGGTTACTTGGATACCCTACAACGCTCTAACATGGTTACCCTAAAAGGTCTACGAGCCGAGTTAGAGTTAGTCAATTCTGCGATAGGAGAGCGACTTATTCCCGGAGTTATTAGTGCTACACAATTCCAAGTAGATTTCAATAGGTCTTTTGAGCAATTGCTTCATGCCGCGCCTTTGCTATCTGACGCTCTTGGTAGAATAGTCGGTATGCAACAAATGTTAAGCAACGTATTTGCTCCTTTCTTTAGTGCTTTCCTAAACATCAAAGCCATGAATCTTGCTTTGCAGACTCACATGGCGGTTATGAGAGCCGTAAATGGAGAAAGACTGACTATTGCTAAAAGCGAAATGAGTATGACAAATGCAAGAATAGTTTCTATGGCTTCTGAGCAAGCAAACGCTAAAGTTTTGCTGGGTATGAAACACGCCGAAAGAAAGGCATTCATAGATACTATGGCTCTTAGACTGACTGAGGCAAGAATTAGGCATACTCAAAACCAACAAGAGTTACAATCTGCTATGGCTTATCAAAATGTAACTAGATTTAGTACGGCACAAGAGTTATCCCAACTAAAAATTAAAACTGGTAAAGCAGATGTAGATGAAGCAATTTTAAAAATACAGATTAATCTTAACAAATTACAATCGGGATATGCTTACGCTGCTAGTACAATAGTTAAGATGGAAAGAGAGATAGCCAAGGCTAAAGAAATTATTTTACTAAACTCGGTTTTGATAAATCAAGCACAACAAAAATCGGTAACAAATTTACACCGAGTACAGCAAGAAAACGCCAAGATTATCCAAAGACTTGAGGTAATGATTCCCAAGTGGAGAACAATACTAACAGACGTAGAGAAATTTAAACAAGAACTGATGATGGCTAACGACCAAGTAGAGTTTATGAATTTTAATTTAGATGCTACGTCCATGCATATGAATGCATTGATGGCAGGTTCTATGGTTGCTGATATGGTAATTATGAGCATAGGTAAGACTGTCTTTAAATTGTTAGGTGTAACCGATGCTGGTGTAAGGGCGGCAAGAGTTTCCATGATTGCTATGAATCTAAGCATGGTAGTAATGATAGGCTCAATTGGTGTTGCCATGTCTCAAATGGCTACGTTTATGGCACAAAAAGTAGCAGATGAAAAAATCACAAGGGCAGACGCACAGGCCCATATGCAATTAGCAAGCGCACAACAAGCAGTAGCAACTGGCGCACTTACTGCTGGTGCTGGTCTCGCAAAATTCGCTAAACTTACATTAGGATATACCGCTATTATTATTGGTTTGTCTATAGCAATAGAAAGGGTGTTAGATTTCTTCGGTGTGTTTGATACAGAAATAGAAGAGTTGGCTTTAGATACGGCTAATTTCCAACAAGACTTCCAAAACTTTGACTTTACTATACCCGAAGTAGACATGGGACTAGAGCCAGCGATGGAGCAAATGCAAGAATTTTCAAACCGAAGAGAAGAGTTATTCTTTGGTTTTAAGGCAGGTAATGTAACAGGAGATTTGATAAAGCAAGTTACCGTCGGCGGAGTAGATAACTTTGTGGCAAACACAGAAATTATTATGAAAAATGAGTTTCACGGCATGACAACACAAGAAGCGGCGGCTGAAATAATAAGTCTGATACAAGAGGAAGGAGAGAAGCAGGGGTATTCATTTGGTTAGAACCGTAACTAACAAATACGGCGTGTGGCTTTGCGGTTACTACGACGATTTTCTCAGCGCAAAAACTGTAGGTTATGACAATAACAACCCTAATAATACTACAGCAGGTGCATACGCCCATCTTTCTACACACTACGGCAACCCACTTAATGGGGAGGCTACACTCAACCCGAGATATAGATGGGCGATGCCTGAGAGAGCGCAATCAAGTGGTGCAGTTTACAAATTTGCCCCAGCATCTTTGCAATATTATCACAACAAAGGAATGTTTGAGTGGCTAACTCACGATTCTATAAGAAATTATTCTGACAATTGGCAAGGTAGAGCGCAGTTGCAATTCCCCGATAGCCACACAAACGCTCAACAGTATAAATTAGATGCAAGTGGTAGCGATGCATTTCACATATTTACAAACGGACACAACACATCTGATAGATACGTTGTACCATTAGGAGACATTGACTCTTCCTTCGGTAGAGAAACTATGCGTGGTCTTGGCTATATGACCGACTACGCCGCTAAAACAGGTGGGGTTAGTAATTGGGTGGCTGATAGTGGAGGTAATTCTGGGACTGACAACGATATAGCCATAGTTAGGAGAGCGCATTTGACTGGTAGATGGATGGGTGAAAGACTAAAACAAGATTCAGGTGATACTACATACCCATTAGATATTTTTGCTCCACTAGAGTCTCCGTCAGGCCAACCGTTTTTGACCATACAGACATGGCATAAAGCGGGAAGTAGTAGTTTACCTACTACCCCTACCATCTACTACCAAGGGTCGCTTAATTCGCGTGGGACTGGCGATTTTTTACATTTCAGAATAGCAACAAGAGCATTTAATGGTGCTGGCGCAGTAACACCCACAATAAACATCAAGGCTGGCTTTCCAAGTACTGGTATAGGCGCAACATACGAAGGGGGCTTGCAAGGAACACCCGCTATTTCCTTTAACTTAGATTTGTCGTCTTACTCTACGCTCCCTTTATTATACGATGGAAATAATAGTAAATTGTCATATACTAATAATAATTCTTGGATTGATGTAGATGTATGGATTGATTATGACAATAACAAATACCAAGTTTATCAAGATGGTGTGGCTGTGGGTAGCCTTACATCTTTTGCTATATCAAGGGCGGCAAAAGATATGTATGGGTGGGCTATACATAGCGTGTCACCAAACGGTACAGCCGACTCAAACGTATCTATTATGTTAGACCGAGCGTCCTTGTATAGACCACTCACAGATAGTATAAAGGATAACGATTTCCCAGGAATATACACGTTTGATTTTAGTAGTGGTGTGAATGCTACGTCTACTATGAAAATATCTGTAAGAGATAAACCACTTGAAACTAATTCAAAGGGCTTTTCTGCGTCGGATTACAAACATCAACTTACAGAAATATTTAAGTCTGAAATTTTAAATGATTGGTGGATGATATTATTTACAGGCGCAGGTGAAACAGGACAAGAAGATATTGCAAACATAGATAGACCGACATGGCGTGGGCTAATAGATAGTATTTCAGTAAAGGAAAACAATCAAGATAGAACAATTAGTATATCAGCCCAAGATACGTTTTCCCTTCTTACCAAACAAGTCTTGCTTTGGGAAGTCGGTCAAGGCAAGGTAAATGACTCTGAGGGTAGTAGTGCTTACTGGGCCTTTGAAGCAGAAGGCATGAAAGATATTATGTATCTCGGTGCAAGCAAATTAAAGCAATTTGCAGGTAACATAGGATTTGAGTCCGGTAATTCGTATAAACCAAGAGATGACCAGAGAACACAACTGTATTCCGGTCATCCTATACAGATGTATAACAACGAAGAAACATATGGGCCTAACTCATTAGAAGACGATTACGAAGGTATGGGTATAGACTACATTATTCACGATGGCACTAATCAATACATTTACCTTACTGGTAACCCAGGATATTCGTCAAGCGATAGTATTACTATAAGGGATACCGATAACGCCGCTTATGACGAAAAAACTGTAACAATACAAAGTGTCTCTACCGTAGACGGACAACAAAGACTGACTATTACAGATGGTAGTGGCTCAGGTGAAATGCAATTTACAGATAAAAAAGCGACAGATATTGTATATGCAGGTAAATACATAGGAGAATCCATAGGAGCAGATAATCCTGAGTATAGTTTCGATAATGGTTTTGCTACTAACGATATAGAAGCAATAAGTAATTGGCTAAGGTATTTCAATTTGGTTTTGTCACACCCCAAAGGATTTTTCTTAGATAGCGTAAGTGTTATAAATCCCGGTAATGGTTATAACAAACAGTTTAATTATTATACTCTAATAGACGGCGAAAATTTACATCAAGGAGATTTGACTATTTCTGGGGGGTCACCGGATGATACAGCACTGGCTACGTGGTTTAGCGATGGTGAAGAAATAACACACGTAGAAGTTAGAGAGCCTGGTAGAGGATACGGTAGCGTACCTACCGCTTCGCATTCTGGTATTACAGGAACAGGTACTGAACTAAGGGGTGGCATAGTAACATTTACAGTTAAGGCTACTGGTAGCAATTCTCTTGCTAGTATAGGTAGCGATGTATTAAGTAATGCTGGAAGTATAATACAAGAGCAAAGTGCTTTCAACGTAGATGGTAATAGAAATGCACCGAAATCTGCTATATTTGAGGTCGCTTCTCCAGATGGAACATTGTCTGCAAGTGATATAACATTACAATATGCTGGGTCAGGCTATGACCCTTCTGGTAGTGGTACTGCGGTAAACACAAACATTTTGATAGATAGAGTAGGTGGTAGTACATACACTTTAGACATTACTGTAAATACTATTTTTGCTGATGCAACATTTGTATGTAACTTAGAGGGCGAACCCACTACTGATTTTTACACATTCCTAATGAAAACAGACCCCGAGTTGTTACCAGGCGAAGAATTTGTTATTGCAGGTAAAGCGATAACAGGACATACTGCTAACGAATTAGATAAGATAGAAGGAAAACATACTGTAAAATCTGTAAAGAAAATTTTTAATTATCACGATGGTTCTTACACCGTAGGCACACAAAGATATTGGTGGCAAGTACAAACCTATACGCCATATACATCATCAAGTGCTGAGTTTGGTGATTGGCCTACTAACAATGGGTTACTTGCAAATAGAATAGGGTGGTCTAAAGTTACTGGTGGTACGGTTACCCCTAAACCTACCAGCCAAACTGAAGATATTAGTAATAGAGCAGTACACGCTAAATGGATGCGCGACTTACCTAAATCGTTGTGGTTCCAGTATCACTTTGGTAAAATTCAATATGATTCAAATCCAATTTCTACCGACTTAACACTTAACGGTGCAATTTCCCTTAGCGATACTGAAATACAAATAGACTCTACTACTTACGGCGCTATACCAAATCATGGGTTAGTAGAAATAGAAAGAGTAAAGTCTGCCGCTAGATATGATTTAGTAACAGAAATAAGAGATATATTCATCTATCAATGCAAATATCAAATCGGTAGCAATTACTACATTGGTGGTATTAAGTTTATTAGCGCAGACCATCCTACCTCGGCAGAAACATGGATTTCTACAACCGAAACTGGTAGCATAAATACAACCTTAAACTTCCTAACAATATCATCTAATTACAAACACTTGTGGGTGTTGTGGGCTGACATGAGAAATGACGGTAATGCAGATGCCGATGGCCTTCGTAGAAAAACATCCTTTGGTCTACAGTATCCTTCACATAAAAATTACGATGTAAAGTTGTTATTTGAAGACCAATTCAACGACCAAGGTGAATATGAAACTTATGCCGAACTAAAGCAAGGGGAAGACGTAGATGTATGGGAAATAGATGCTACTAATGACCCCTCAACTGCTGGTGCCTTTTCACACCCAATAGATTACGCTAACGCAAAAGCATTTGCTTGGACTGACGTAAGTAATAGTGGTGGCACGGTAAATATAAATCATACAAATCACGGTTTAACTACAAATGATAAGGTTGCTTTATTTAATATAAATGAGTCAAGTTGGGACGGTGTGTATAATGTAGTTGCAACTGCCGACGCGAACAACTTCCGAACATCCTTAACATACCCAGGAATACCAAGTGTAGTCACAAACTCAAATCAGAATGACGATAGATTCTTCTTCGCTAAAATTACAGGTTCCTATGACGATATTTCTACATATCAAGACTGGCAAAACAAAGCAGGTGCTTTTGTCATAGTAGACGCATCAAAATTCTTTAACATGAATACGTTGGCTAATGACGGCTCGTTTACAAAAACTTCTGGTGGTAAAACAGACTTAGGTGATTACTATGCCGTAAGAGAAGCAGACCCAGTACTAATTGACACGTATTGGAAACAAGCCGCATCTACTGAAATGACTACTGGCGATACTTATAGAAAGCATGAAAATATGGACAGACTAACTACGCAAGTTACAGACTTAGCAGATGTAAAGGAAGGTCAATTTTATCTTGTTCCTACTGATTTAACTTTGTTTAATGAAAATGGGATAGGAAGAATTATTGCCCATAAAGATGAAGACGAATTAAAAAGCGAGTTTTATTACACTTGGAATGGGAAAGTCTCAACTAAAATTTCAGGTAGTTTTGAAACAGTTTCGGTATCAACCTTTGATACACACTTTGTTTGTACCGATAACCAAGGGTCATTTACATCGGACTTAGAAGGTGCATATATCAAAAACACAACTAAACCATTAGTTGCAGGTGTAGGTGATTCTTGGAAAACTAACTTTATACAAGAATATTGGTACAGAATAAAAACTGTAGTTTCGTCTACCGTCTTGCATATAGAAAGAGTATCTTACTTACCTATTAACCCATTTGGTTCTGGTGGCTTATTTACTTCTCAACCCGGAGAAAATTACAATAATTACGAAAATGGCTTAAACCCTAACGTACTAAGAGCCGTAGATATAGCAGATGGGTGGGCTAATACCCACAACTATCAAATTGTACCACAAATATACAACGTAAACTTAGAGTCTGCTACTAAAGTTACCACAGACACTACATACTCACAAAAAGTTATTGAAGAAGAATTTGCTATAAAACAATCTGAGTATGGTAGAAGAACGGAACCACATTGTAGAGTCGGCATTCTCAATGCAAACTACACAGCAGTTAAAATTTACAACACCGTAGCCGCTGAATATGCCTTTAGGCTAATGATGCATCTCGGTGGCTACGTTAGAAACGAAAACATAGGAACCTTTGCCTTCCACGACAAATTTAGAATGCTATGGAATTTGTCTATATTAGATTCGTGGTGGACTACCACAAGATTACCAACTACATTCGGTCTAAATACAGTACCAGTAACAGATAAAATGACTACATATAACGACATTTCTACACACGATAGATACGGTAGCGTTTACAAGGCAGATAATAAGAAACTGAGTGAAATTATTAGGGGGGTACAAGAAACTGCTGGTACTGGCTCTCTAAATGGTTATGTCAGCACGTTTTCGTACATGATAGGAAGAGACAATAAGATGGAGTTTAGACCTAAATTTAACGCAGGTTACGAATTTACAAGAAATAACATAAATCTAACTGCTATGGAAATAAAAAATAACGGGGTAATTAGCAACGTAAGAGTACAATACAATGACGGCAACAGTTTTGTTGATTACCCAGCAACATCATTAGGGGATATTACCAAGTGGAAAATTGTGCAAGCACCACTGGTACTATCTGACAAAGAAGCCGAGGCTATAGCAAGGCGAGAATACGAAAAACACAAAGGTAATGATATAAGAATAAAAATGCAACCAATTAGAGATACAGGTCAAGGGGATGTAATGTTAGATGGTGGCAGATTTGGCTACATACAAGATGCACAGATAGCCTACCAAGGAAATGCAGACCAAAGTACCGAAACTGGTTGGTGTTGGACTAAATTAGGTACAGGTGGCGTATTATTCCCAGGTATGGTAAACGCTCTCGACGGTAATTTAGGCGGTGCAGTAACTAGTACTACAAAAAATACTCGGTATGGTACATCAAAAATAGATGCAACTGCTAATACCGACCGAAATGTATCTGCAAATGACAATTATTACTGGTATGGGTCTAACTCATTGGCTCATGCAGTACAAATTGTCAATGTAAGCAAAAACGCAAACAAAACCAGTAGCACAACAGGAGAAAAACTAAGAGTTGTCCTTGCCCTAAAACCAAATCAAACAATTGTCGATATAGGAAACGCACAGTTTAACTTATATTTGTTAGATTGTAGTTTCTCAACTACTGCTTCTAGTGGCTACGCACCACACCTAAAGGGTATTATCAAGAGTCATAGTGTAAAAACACTAAAACATAGTGGGTTCTACGAAATATCGCTACCTTCTACTTATGGTACTGGTACTATTGTGGTATCCTTTAATGCCGAATATTGTAGAGACCTTATGAGAAGCAGATGTGGCGACCCATCACAAACTACACATGGTTCTGCAAATTATATTTTCGACAATTGTGTAGCAGATATTGTAAGTCATACCGGTGGCTCAAGTATTGAATTAGATACTGGTAATGCAGTAAATGACGCCAGTATATTCCCACTTGGATACAGACCTTATACCGAACTAATATCTGGTTCTATGAGTACAGACGGAAGGCTACTATGGTATGCACCATCTATTACAATTGTTGATGACTTAATGTATGTACCGGGGTCAATAGTAACTTATACTGACGCAGGTATGGATTTCAATGCCGAAAATTTAGTAATACAAGACATAAAATGGTCTGCAAATACCACGCAAGGAGAAAAAGTACAACTTACCGTAGAAAGAGATGAATCGCGCTCAATGGATGGCTTATTGCCTTACATATTAGCAGACCCCGGTAATATGCCTGTACCATTACCGCCTACTGTAAATACAACTGTGCCACCAACTACATCAGACACAGGTAATATTACTAGCGAAGACCAGTTACCCAGCGGAGGCAACAACCCTGGAACTGGCACAGTAGGTTCATTTACAACAGAATCAGCACAATCAATCGACAACTTCGGTAGAGGTCTATCGCGCACCATAAAAGGTGCTATGGCATTAGGGGATAGCAATTTATCTGCACAATCCGGTTTCCATATATTAGGGCAACCAAAAACATCTACTACACCGAGTAATATGCGTGGTATGACAGGCCCAATGCGAATGCCTGTTGTAGAGGGTGCGGCCATTTCCAATGAAACTTCATTTGAGTTACCAGGTATAGGCAAAGAAAAGCAAGGGCAAGGAGAAGCACCAAGCCCAGCAAGAGATGCTACTCATGCTGTAGAAATAGAAATAAACACACCAGAAGATGCTACTACAAATGAAATAAATATAACAGGAGTACCCTTAATGAATGTAGGTCGTGATGGTGGTAGTACAGGTGTATTGCATATATCGGTTCGGTGTGTGCAAACTGGTGCGTCTGCATCACAATCAATAAGCATTAGCCCTGCTATGAATCAAAATAACGTAGAAATGCTACCGACAAGCATTATAGACGGTGTAACTACGCCAGGTAATAACTTAATAATTAGAGTAAGTAGAACGCCAGGACAAGGTAATGATACTGCTTTGTATAGTAGCGTATCTGTATCTAATTTTAGAGTAAACTTTAGACGCGCAGGTGTATCAACTGCGTCATCACAAAACTCGTTTATTCCATACCGATAGGATTACGCAATTCTAATATTCGTCGTGCCTTTTCACGGCCAATACCATCAACTTGCATAAGATTTTTTTGTGTTTGTCTACTATGCAGTATTTTTGGTATGCTACCAAATTCTTGTAACAGCGCATCTGCTTCTTTACGTGATACACCAGCAATACTTGCTAATACAGTTATGCGAGAATCTAACTTTTGATAGGGAATTTTAGGAAAACTCTCTTTGGCTTTTCCTACAATATTTAACTGCGTATGATTTATGATTAACCAGTTGATAAACTCAGTCATATTAGCCAGTTCCATGTATTTTATCTGCGGAAACCGATTATAGAATGTGGCTTTAAAATTCTCTATAGTTTTTACCATTCTGGTTTTTTCTATTGCCAGTCTTTGTGCATCCGGTCTACCTTGGACAAAGGGCTTTAGGATAGAGCCATAGACAACCAGCATAGGATTGTCGAAATTTCTTTGTAAATCTGTAAGTTGGCCCACGATTGTCCTACTTCTACCTATCCCCATGATAGACCGGTATAAGTCGTTTATTTCCTTGGCTTCGATACCGACATCTTGGATAACATAGTCTGCACTCTCAAGACGACGTACAGTACAATCGTCGCCCATGCGACTCTGAATCTTATTTATGAGAATTTCATTCTCTCTATCATCTATTACCAGCACTATTTAGTGCCACTAATAAACTGGTTAATAAAGGGTTTTAGAATTGTAGTGAGTAGGGTTGTTGGACACCTTGCCATTCAGAGTTACTATTCTCTCTACTTTCAATGATGCCGATGGTACAATGTTGTGAGCCGCCGTGTGCGAAGACGCACAATTTATCCAATTCGTAGCCTCTCATTTTCCCCATGAACGTCGAATGGTAGCCAAATGATATGATGCTCCCATTTGGTGCTAAGATTCTACCGACTGAATCTGCTAACATCTTGAACCGGCTTGTGTAGTTTCCGTTATACATCTCCATAGCCTTGCGTAGAGCGTAAGGTGGGTCAAGGATAATTGTGTCAAATTTGTGTCCCTCCCATTGTTGTACGAAATCCACGCAATCCATTCGATAATCAGCAACAGCGTTCTGCTCGTCAATGTCATTCCTTGTCTCATCCAAATCCAACAAGGTCTTACCTGCGAACAGGTTCAAGACTTTACCCGAACTATTTTCTTCTACCCATCTCTTAATTTTGGGTGACTCAAAAGTATATCTCCGCAGGTTAGTCTGTATTATCTCTAATTGTGGAATCTTCATAGATTATCCTATAATCAATCGCTTATGAATGTGACTATATTATACACTCGCCGTCGCCACAACAAGAGATAACTTTCATCTTACAGTTTAAACAAGTAGAAGAACCGTGTACTTCTACAAATCCTTTGTCGCTAAAACACATTGGGCATCTCATTTTCTTTTGCATTGTCATTTTCAGTCCTCCATCGACAAAAACATCGCGCTATCTATAAACCCGTAGTCTTCGTGGTTGGAATTAGAGTTGTAAGTCTCATGTCGTATAATAGTTGTCGTTTTTATTCTTATTGGTAGTGTAATATACCAGAATATCCAGCCCACAAAGAGTATCTCAATTACCAGCACAAAACCAACAACCCTCTCCACTACAATACCCTTTACTCTTATACCACTTAGGAGAAGGGGAATTGTTGTAGGTGTTGATGATGTACCTCACGTTTTGTTTGGTTATCGCTTCCCTATAATCTCTCCAGTTCAAGGTAGCGATGTAACCACATATTTGATTCTCAATGTCTTTCATTTGTTCTCGGCTCAAGGTCTTCTTATCTGCAAACCATCTTAGGTTTTGTGACAAAAATTGAGCCAATGCTACCCTTATCTCATGTCGTGGGTTCTCCTTGTGTATAGCCCTCTCAAGGCAATTAGGTAATGGTATGTCGAGAGCAGAACCTATAGTGATAGCCGAGGAATCAATAGTACCTACATCTACAGTATCTTCGGGATTATCTATTAGCCATTGAGTGATGTCAAATGTGGATTGATTAGGCATTCCCATGAAGGGGTCATACTTCTTTAGTGTGCGGTCAGGTCTCTTGGGGATAGAGTAATTCATAGGGTCAGCCCTAAATGCTTCGGGGTCTATGGTCACGGCCCATCTACCTCGCTTCGGATTGAACGTATCAGGTATTCTCGTCAGTTTAGATGCGTGACCTACACCATCCAAAGTGTCTAACCCTTTCGACATTTGGCGTTGGTATCTCTCTAAGTCTCTACTACCCTCTACGCCTTTAATTGGTTTGCTAAACAATTGATGAACGTGGAAGCCTCTACCAGTAGCGACTATACGCACATCGCCACTCAACTTGAGACATAGCAAAGCAACATCTTGCTTGACCTT